GGAGTTCTCGCGGCCCGTGCGCATCCCGAGCGCATCCTACGGATGGCACCTCATCGAGCTTCGCCAGGCGATGCTGGCCGGCCGTCCCCTCAACGCTCGCAAGGCGGCAGCTTGCCGTCGAGCCATTGAGGAAGTCCTTGACGAGGTCGCCGCGGTAGGCGCCCCGAGCTACGGGATCGCGACCGGATTCCTGAACAACGCAAGCGTCGCCATCGACGCCGCAACGGGCAACTGGTCCGGCCTCACCGCCGACCAGATCATCGCTGATGTTGGTCGCATGTGGGGCCTCATGAAGACCGACACCCTCGGGATCGAGTCGGCCAACGTCCTGTTGCTCCCCGATGCCCAGCACACCCTGATCGCGACTACGCCGCGGTCGACTACCAGCGACACCACGATCCTCGAGTTCCTACTCAAGTCCTTCGTAGGACTCGAAGCCATCGAGCCCTGGTATCGTCTCGACGGCGCAGGGGTTGGCGCGGTTGACCGCGCGGTGCTCTATCGCCGCTCAGCGGACCATGTTGGGCAAGATGTGCCGAACCCCTTCGAACAATTGCCCATGTTTCAAAAAGGCATGAACTTCGAGATTGAGTGCTTCGCGGAGACCGCCGGGACGGTGTTCTATTACCCGCGTTCCTGCCGCTACATGGACGGCATCTAAACCAAGGTCGAATCGACCTGCAACACTGGGGCCGGCATCCGCCGGCCACCACCCAGGAGGGACCATGTGGGTCCAATGCAACCACCCAGGCGGTGTCAATCTCGCAGTCCGAGACAAGGCCGGATTCAAGCAGGTGATGCTGGTCCATGGCCCGAATAAGGTCGACGAGGAGGTCTACAAAGCAGCCCTCGCCGCCGCAGATCCTCGTTGGGTCCAGGCGATGACCGAACCCAGCAAGGCCACCCGCATCCCGGTGCTGGAACCCTGCGAAGCGCCGGCCGAGGAACCCGAGGATGATGCGCAGCCGCTCAACGCCAAGGACAAGGCAGCGCTCGTCATGGCCGCGGAGAGCTTCGAGGACCTTGAGGGGCTGGCCGAAGGCGAGACCCGCAAGACGGTGCTCGAGGCGCTCGATAAGCGCACTTGCCAGCTCGCCGAGGCAGAGTAGCAAATGGCGATCACCGTCGCGGACATCAAGGCTCGGTTCCCCGAGTTTGCGGGTCTCGACGACGGTGTGATCGCCCAATACCTAGCCGAAGCCGAGCGCAACCACAACGCCGGGCAATGGGGCGGCAAGTCAGACGATGGACTTGCCTACCAGACGGCTCACCTCCTTGCGTGCTTCGCGGCCGGCGAGGACAGCGAACCGGGGTCCGGACCTATATCCTCTGAGCGCGAAGGTGAGGTGGCGGTATCGTACGCGGTCTCTGACCGAGCCAAAGACTCCGCATTCGGAACGACCAAATACGGTCGGTGGTACCTGGGGCTGAGAAAGACGATCTTCGTCACCAGGTGCGTCTGATGGCTAGTCGTGTCAAAGTTGAGGATCTTGGCCTCAGGAAAATGCTCAAGCGCATCAAGGACATGGACGGTTGGGGGGTCTCAGTCGGCGTGCACGAGGACGATAGTCATCGCGGCGACGGTATCGATAACGCCACTCTCTACGCAATCCACGAATTCGGTGCTGGACGTGTACCGGAACGCGCCTCGCTGCGCACGGCTTTTGATTCTGGGCTTGAGGGATATGTCAGGCTACTTGCCCGCGGCGCGAGCATGGTCGCAAGCGGCGTCACCTCACCACGGGCGGCCGTCGCCCTCGTCGGGGAGAAATCAACCGCGGACACCGTGGAGGCAATTCGCGCGGGTATCCCTCCCCCGCTCGCTGCCTCCACGGTGGCCCGTAAAGGCTCGTCGACACCTCTCATCGATACCGGCCAGCTGGTCCAGGCGATTAAGCCAAAAACGGGCAGGCATATCAAATGAGCATCGGCGGTACAGTCAAACGCATGGCGCGCCAGACATTTGAGTTGCAGCGCCGCGGCGGCTCGTACGACAGCAATGGTGCGTTCCAACGGACGTTTGAATCCCCGATTTGCTGCCGCGGAAACGTCCAGGTTGCGTCAGCGCGCGATATCGAGCAGCTTCCCGAAGGCTCGCGCGCCCAGGGAGCTATATCGATCTGGGGCTGCTACCGTCTCGACACCGGCGAACTGATCGATCTCCGAATCACCAGCCCAGGGCTGACCGGATCTGGTCAGATGGGCGATCGGATCACATACGACGGCACCGTCTACGAGGTCACCTCCAGATCCCGTTGGGCGCGGCATGTGAAATACGTCTGCGCGAGGGCCCAACAATGAGCCCCCCACGCCCAGTGGATTGGTCGACGATCCGCAACGGCTTGCGCGCATGGTTCCAGGATGTGTCAGGCCTGGATACGGTCTGGGGACAGCAGGCCGCTCCGCAGCTGCCATACCCGTACGCATCGATCAACATCATCGGTCCTGGCCCGACCGACTTCGGCTTGCATGCCTACTACGGTGACGACGGCGCCGGTGGCCTGGAGATCACGAGACAAGGCGAGTTCGTCCTGAGCTGTCAGATCCACGTCGGTCCGCCGGACAATGTCGACGGCTCCTGCGATGGCTGGGCGATAGGTCAGGGAGTCGTCGCGTCGCTGGACATCCCGGAAATCATTGAGGACTTTCGGAGCGTCGGCCTGGCGCTGCGAGACCGCGAGGACCCGCAGAATTTGTCGTTGGTCGTCGGCTCAGAGTGGATTTCGCGGACTCGGTTCGACCTGCGGTTCGGGTATGCATCGGTCATGACCGGCGACAACACAACCCGCCTGCGCGCGGTTGGATATTTTGACAAGATCGAGATAAGCTCAACCATCGACGGGGTTAAAAACCCCGGCGGGTCACTGGAGCTCAATGACGAGGTCTGGGACCCGCAGAACCCGTAATAGGAGACACCCATGGCGGACATCAACACGATCGTACAGGTCACAATCACTAAGGACACCGCCACGGTCTCGCGCGTCGGCTTCGGAGTGCCTGGCTTCCTCGTTTATCACACGACATTCCCGGAAGCGGCACGTTCCTACGGGTCGCTATCTGAGATGACGGACGACGGGTTTTTGACGACCGACCGAGCCTACGTCATGGCTCAGGCGGCGTTCGCCCAGTCGCCCAAACCAGCCTATGTCGTCATCGGACGCAGGGACAACGCCCCGCTGCGAGACGTCGACCTGACGCCGACGACCATCCTTGCCAACACGGCCTACACCGTGACGATCAATGGCGTGGCGTTTACCTTCACGACCGGGGCAACCCCGAGCGTCGCCAACATCACGGCCGGGCTCGAGACCGCAATCAACGCTGGCGCCGTCGATGTCCTCGCCACCGACAACACGACCAGCCTGCAGGTCGAAAAAGCAGCCACCCCGGGCGGCATCGCCACGGCCGGTGTGCCGTTTACCATCGAGTTCGACCGCGACCTGTTCGACATCGTCGATGACACGGCTGACCCCGGTATCGCGGCAGACCTCACCGCCATGAGGGCGGCGAATGACGATTGGTACGGGCTGGCATGCGACGCCCTGAGCGCCGCCGAGATCACGCCGCTGTCGACCGCCATCGAGGCCGCCAAGAAGATCTACTTGGCGGATTCGCAGGATTCCGACATCCTCGGTAGCGGCTCGGCCGACATCGCCTCGACGTTGCAGTCTGCATCGCTCGACCGTACCGCGCTCTGTTATCACCCTGCAGCTGGCGTGCAACAGTTTGCGGCTGCCTGGCTCGGCGACAGGTTGCCGACCGACCCCGGTTCGAGCACCTGGAAATTCAAAACCTTGGCAACAGTCACGTCCTACGAGCTCTCAACGAGCGAGCAGGGCAACGCTGACGCCAAGAGCGCCCAGCATTACCAGCCCGTCGCCAGCAACAACATCACAGCAGAGGGGACAATGTCCGGCGGGGAGTTCATCGACACCACGAGGTTCATCGACTGGCTCGAAGCTCGCCTCAAAGAGGATGTGTTTTTGGTCTTCCTCAACAACGAAAAAGTTCCCTTTACCGATTTGGGCATCCAGACGGTCGTCAACGCCGTCGAAGGCGTTCTCAAGGAAGGCATCAGCCGCGGTGGACTGGCCACCGATCCGGCGCCGTACACGA